GACGTTCGGTACCCTTGCACCACCTACCTTGCGCCGCGTCCGCCGCGAGGAGGTGGCCAGGCCGACATTCAACAAGCCCGACCCATACGCGCTGCTGATGGCATGCTGGGTCGACTACATGCGCACGGACGATGCCGACCTGAAGGCGCACGGCATGAAGCTGACCGGCGACGGCTGGGCAGCGAAGGACGTGCACGAGTCGCAGTATCTCGCCGACCTGAAGACTGGCGAAGCCGTCGGCATCATGATCGATAGCCTCTCCGGCCTTCACCGCTGGGCGATCTGCAAGAGCCATCGGATATCGAAAGGCTGGCGGTATCCGAACGCCGACTATGCTGCCACCCTCCAGGAGGCGCGCGCTGAGCTGGAAGAAAAGCTGAGAAAACACGTTGCAACTCGGCTATATTTTTTGTAGAGTAGCGGCACTGGGTGTTTTCGCACGTCCAGAGAAAAGCAGAGCCCGCCACTTCGGCGGGCTTTGTCGTTTACGCCTCTATATAGATCAGCCGTGATCTGGCGTTGGCCAGAGCCAGGCGAGCGCACCCCAGGCGCGCATCGTCGCCGGACGCTGTAACCGGCAAGAATCTCCTCTCCAGGTGATCCACCTGGTTCGCCGCCCGATGCACTTAGCACAGGGCGGCTTTTTTATTCCCGAGGCCAGCATGAGCATCGAGTCCGAAATCATCTGGCTGCGTGTGCTGGTCCAGCTGTGGCGCGAGCAGGAAGTGCTTCAAGCCGAGCTGTTGGACTTTGATACCTGGTACCAGCGCCGCCAGCACCAGGCCCATGTCGAGTACATGAAGCGCACCAGCAAGCACCTGGTCTGCGATTGGCGCATCACCGGCGCCTCCTCGCCTGAGGAGGTCAGCCGGTTCTTCAACACCAACCCGAGAAGGGGCGCACATGCGACCACTTGCTGAGCTGTACCGCGACCAGATCATCCGCAGTGTGGTACCTGACCGACCAGCCATGTGCTACCCGGTGAACAAGCCCGAGGCCCTGGCCGACGTGTGCAGCCTGCTGGCCGACAGCACCGAGGCCAAGCGCCTGCTGCGCGCCAAGGGCTGGGGCCAGGTCGGCATGACGATCCTGGAGATTGCCCAGCTGCTGCCGATCGCGCCACAGCGGCCTGCACGGAAGAAGAAGCGCCGCTGATGGTCGCGCGCCCGAAGACGATCTGCCGCAAGGGCGGCTGCGGCACGCTGATCGACGCGCCTGGCTACTGCGCCAAGCATGTGCAGCTCAAGACCGGCTGGAACCGATCACACGACGGCGCCACCAGCGCCGAACGCGGCTATGACTATGCTTGGCAGCAGCTGCGCAAGCGCGTGCTGAAGCGCGATAAGGGGCTTTGCCAGATCAAAGGCGCTGACTGCCGCTTCGTTGCGCGCGAGGTCGACCACGTGGTGAGCAAAGCCGCAGCTCGCGAAAAGGGCTGGACAGACACCGAGATCGACGACGAAACCAACCTCCAAAGCGCATGTACACCCTGCCATGCGGCCAAAACCAAGGCCGAAAGGGGAGGGGGAGGTTAATTCTCTAGGGCAATTTCGCTCTAGACCGTCCGAGTAGCTTCATTTTTATATCCGCAATTCAGACTTTCAGGAGCGACAGCATGCCCAAACCCCGAACCCCTTCGGCGGCGCTGGAGGCTCGGGGTGCTTTCGACAAGGATCCGGCCCGCCGCCGCGAGGACTTCGAGGCCGGCGCCTTCGATCCGACGCCGCCAAAATATTTCAGTGCCAAACAGAAGACTGTGTGGGCCGAGATCGTCGGCGTGCTGCCGGCGAGCGTGTTGCAGGCGACTGACCGAATGGCAGTCGAGCTGGCGTCGCGCTTGATCGCCCAGTTCCGCGCGCTGCCGGATTCGGATGTCACGTCCGCCCAGGTTGCGCAGATTCGTACTGCCCTGGCGGTGCTCGGCATGACGCCGGCTGATCGCTCGCGCGTCTCCGCGAAGAAGGACACGCCGGCCAATCCGTTCGCGGCCATGATGGGCGGCCCGAAAAAGGCGCACTGATCATGCCGGCGGACTTCGTCGGCACAGCACTGGGATACGCGCAAGCAGTCGTCAAGGGGAAAACCGTCGCATGCAAGTGGGTCAAGCTCGCGTGCAAGCGGCACCTGGATGACCTGAAGGCCAGTCGACGGAAGGCGTTCCCGTACTACTTCGACGAAGACGCGGCCAATAAGATTTGCACGTTCCTCTCGCTGATGCCTCATACCAAGGGCAAGTGGGCGGGCAAGCGTGAGACGATCACCCTGGAGCCCTGGCAGTGCTTCGCGTTCGCCTCGCTGTTCGGTTGGAAGATCAAGAAAAACGGTCGGCGCCGGTACCGCAAGGCGTACTTCGCAGTGCCGCGAAAGAACGGCAAGTCGATCATCGGTGCGGGTATTGGCCTGTATATGTTCTCGGTCGACGGCGAGTTCGGCGCCGAGGTCTACTCGGGCGCGACAACCGAGAAGCAGGCATGGGAAGTCTTCCGCCCCGCCAAGCAAATGCTCGAGCGGACGCCCCAGCTACAGGAAGCATTGGGCGCCGAGGTCTGGGCAAAGGCCCTGCTGGTCCCAGCTGATGGGTCCCGCTTCGAGCCGGTGATTGGCAAGCCCGGCGACGGCGCCTCGCCGTCGTGCGCTGTCGTGGACGAGTACCACGAGCACGACACATCTGAGCTGGTCGACACCATGGAAACCGGCATGGGCGCGCGCGAGCAGCCCTTGCTGCTCATGATCACGACGGCTGGGTTCAACATCGCTGGCCCATGCTACGACCAGGAGCAGGACGCCAAGAAGGTGCTCGACGGCGTGCTGGACGACCCAGAGCTGTTCGCGCTGATTTATACGATCGACGAGGGCGACGACTGGACGAGCGCCGCGGCGCTGCGCAAGGCAAATCCGAACTTCGGCATCTCAGTCGACGAGGACTTCTTGTTGGCTCAGCAGCGCCTTGCAAAGCAGAGCGCATCGAAGCAGACCCGCTTCAAGACGAAGCACCTGAACATCTGGTGCTCGGCCAAATTGGCCTGGCTGAACATGCTCGAGTGGGCCAAGTGCGCGGACCGCACGCTACGCCGCGAACAGTTCAAGGGCGAGCGCTGCTACCTGACGCTCGACCTGGCCAGCCGGTCGGATGTGTGCGTGTTGATGCTGATGTTCGTTCGCGTCATCGACGGGAAGCAGCACTTCTACCTGTTCGGCGACTACTACCTCCCGGAGGCGGCAATTGAGAACGCGGAGAAGAACGCCAACGCCTATCGCAAGTGGGTGATCGAAGGTTACCTGCAGCAGCACGACGGCGCCGAGATCGACTTCGACCTGATCGAGGAAGACATGCTTGCGCTGGTGGCTGAGTACGGTCCAGACGAAGTCGTCTTCGACCCGTACCGCGCTGCGCAATTGGAGCAGCGGCTGATCAAGAACGGCGTTGCCGCCGTCGAGTACCAACAGATCGTGAAGAACATGTCGCTCCCGATGAAGGAGCTCGAGAGCGCGATCAAGGCCGGCCGCGTGCACCACGATGGCAATCCGATGCTGACCTGGATGATGTCCAACGTGGTAGCCCGGCTGGATGCCAAGGACAACATCTACCCGCGCAAGGAAAAGCCCGAGCAGAAGATCGACGGTCCAGTGGCCGCGATCATGGGCGTCGGCCGTGCAATTAGCGGACAAGAGCCCGCCACATCATTTTGGGATACACCTTGAAATTCTTCGACCGAATCCTGGGGCGCAAGTCAGCCCCGCGCACCGATGCCGAGATCATGAAATTGATCGACGGTGGGGGCAGCGCCATGATCGCCGGTGTGCACGTCAATGCACGCACCGCCCTGGAAGTATCGACGGTGCTGGCGTGCGTGAAGGTAATCGCCGACGGCTGCGCTACTCCGAAGTTCGAAGTCTTCGAAGAGAAGAGCGACGGCACGCGTGAGCGCGCGGTCAAAATCCCCGAATACCGGTTGCTATCGCGGCGGCCGAACGAGTGGCAGACGTCGTTCGAGTGGCGCCGCCAGATGACAATCCACGCCGCGCTTACCGGTGTGGCCCTGTCGATCAAAGTGCGCGGGCCGAATAACCGGATCCGCGAACTGATCCCTGTGGAGCCTGGCCGCTGGGATGTCCAGCGCGTCTCGCGCTACGAACTGGTCTATCGGTGCTGGGACGAATTCGGCTTGATCGGCACGTTCAGCCCAGACGATGTCTTCTTGTTGAACGGCGTGCAGTGGGATTGGGTGAAAAGTCTGGATGCAGTAAAGCTGGCCCGATCCGCGATTGGCTTGGCCATGGCCACCGAGCAAAGCCAGGTAGCGATGCACAAGAACGGGTTGCGTCCAAGCGGGGTCTACACGGTTGACAAGGTGTTAACCGAAGAGCAGCACACGCGCATGACGGCATGGATCAAGCGCTTCGCTGGAAGCTCTCGGACAGGCGACCCGCTGGTGTTGGACAACGATGCCAAGTGGACGCCGACTGCACAAACCGGGGTGGATGCGCAGCACGTCGAAACCCGCCGGCTGCAGATCGAGGAGATCTGCCGCGGCTACGCGGTCTTCCCGATCATGGTAGGTCACAGCGACAAGTCGGCGACGTTCGCCAGCTCGGAAGCTTTCTTTGCTGCGCACGTGAAACATACGCTGGCGCCCTGGCACACCGCCTGGACGCAGCGCACCGACGAGATGCTGCTCGACGGCGATGGCCCACTCTTCGCCGAGTTCGACACCAGGTATTTGACCGAAGGGCCGATGGCTGCTCGAGCGCAATGGGCGCGCACCATGATCGAGCTGGGTGTCTACACACGCAATGAAATTCGAGAACGAGAAGGCATGGACCCGCTTCCAGGTCTCGACGAACCGCTGACGCCGATGAATATGTCGAGCGGTGGCAAACAAGGAATCGACGATGAAGAAACCACCATTGCGCCCGCTGGCTCGTAGCTTGCAGGCCGCGCTGCCGCGCGCGCCGGAGCGGCCAGCGCCGACGCTCCCTTCACAACCAACGGCGCCGGTCCTGGAGCATAAGCACGGCGCCGGCGGCCGCGAGTTGCGCAGCTATGTGCTGCAGCTGAAAGCCGTCGGTGACGATGGCACGATCGAGGGCTATGGCTCGGTGTTCGGCGTGCGCGACGCCTATGACGATGTGATCGCCCCCGGCGCATACGCGGAATCGCTGAAGGGTCACAAGGCTGCCGGCACCATGCCGGCGATGCTGTGGCAGCACGATGCGTCGGTGCCGATCGGCGTCTGGCTCGAAATGGTCGAAGACGCCAAGGGGCTGCGCATCAAGGGCCGCCTGGCGCTCGAAACCGCCAAGGGCGCCGAAGCGTACGCGCTCCTGAAGATGGGAGCGCTCAACGGCCTGTCGATCGGCTTCGTGTCGAAACAGTGGGCGTACGACCGGGATACCGATGTGCGCACGCTCACCGAGGTCGAGCTGTGGGAAGTGTCGCTGGTTACCTTTCCGGCCAACGAAGCGGCGCGCATCACCGGCGTCAAGGCGGCCGAAGTCGCAAGCATTAAAACCATTCGTCAAGCTGAGCAGACCCTGCGGGATGCAGGCTTCTCAGCCGACGCGGCCAAGGCGCTGATCGCCGAGGTCAAACGCATCGCCCTGGATGAGCGGGACGCTCATGAGGCTACTGCGGCGCTGAAGGCAGCTGACCGGCTGCTCCAATCCCTCACTTCCTGAAAGAACCCATGAACAAAACCCGCAACGTGGCCACGCTGATGGCCGTCACGATGGCAGCCCACTTCGCTGCGTTCCAGGCCAAGGCCGACTCGCTCGTCTACGAGAAGCGCGACGAGCCAACCCTGCGCTCGGTCGCCGAAGCGATCGACAAGATCAATACGGCCTTCACCGAGTACAAGCAGACCAACGACCAGCGCATCGAAGCCATCAAGGCCGGCAAGCCGACCGCCGACCTGGACGCCAAGCTGGCGCGCATGGACGAGGCCATTTCGTCGATGTCGGAACAGAAAAGCCGCCTCGAGCAGGTGGAAACCAAGCTGGCTCGCCCGGGCGCCTTCAACGGCGGCAACCGTGATCAGCGCGAGAGCCAGGAAGAAGTCGACTACAAGAACGCGCTTTTCGACTGGATGCGCGCGCCCAAGGACTTCGACCGCGAGCAGCGCATGCACCAGGCCTTCAAGGCGCTGGAATCGAAAGGCGGTGCCGATGGCCGCGAGAAGCGCGCAACCCAGACCTCGGTCGGTAATAACGCCGCCGGCGGCTATGCGTTGCCGGAGGTGATCGAGCAGACCATCGCGCGTCTGTCGGCCGACATTTCGCCGATCCGCCAGATTGCCACCGTTCGTCCGGTCGGCAGTACCGACTACAAGGAGCTGTTCGATATCGGCGGTGCCGGTTTCGAATGGGTCGGCGAGACTGACACCCGCAACCAGACCAACACTCCGAACCTGGTGGAAGTGGCGCCGACCTTCGGTATGGCATCGGCCAAGCCGCAGGCCTCCGAGGAATCGCTGGATGACCTGTTCTTCAACGTCGAAGACTGGCTGACCAGCTCGGCGTCGGAATCGATGGCGGTCGGCGAAGGCGCAGCGTTCATCACTGGCGACGGCGTCAAGAAGCCAACCGGCATTCTGGGCGGCCCAGCGCCAGTGGCGACGGGCGACGCGTCGCGCGCATTCGGCACCCTGCAGTACTTCGCCTCCGGCCAGGCCGCAGCGATGCCGACCAATCCGGAAATCTTCCTCGACATGGTCTACGCGCTGCGTGCGCGCTACCGCAACAACGCCCAATGGCTGAGCAGCAAGCTGATCCTGGCCGCGCTGCGCAAGTACAAGGATGGCGACGGCCGCTACCTGTGGCAGCCGGCGCTGACCGCCGGCCAGCCGGCAACGTTCCTGGGCTACGGCATTACCGAAGCGGAGGACATGCCGCAGCTGGCGGCCAATGCGTTCCCACTGGCGTTCGGCGACTTCAAGGAAGGCTACCTGATCTGCGACCGCGTGGGCATGCGCATCACCCGCGACGAGATCACCACGCCGGGCTTCGTGAAGTTCTACGTGCGCAAGCGCGTCGGCGGCAAGCTGCGCAACACCCAGGCGATCAAGCTGCTGAAGATCGCAGCTGCGTAATCCACCCACCACCCACAGGAAGCCCCGTTCGCGGGGCTTCCTGCTTTGGAGAGCACATGAAACTCACCGTCATCAAAGACTTCAGCTGGGCGCACCGCGGCGTGGAGATCGAGCAGTTCGAGAAGGGCGCCGTCATCGAAACCGAGGACGCGGACCTGATCAAGGTCGCAACCGACGAAGGCTGGGTCAAGAAGGCCGGCAAAGCCGACGCTGGCACGCCAGCGGAATGATCGGCCCGGCCACCACCGCGCTGCTCGCTGAGTTGCGCGAGTGGGCGGCCGACCCGGGAGCCTGGTGCTACCCAGTCGAAACCACACGCGGCCGCGCCGTCCTCTTTCCGGAAGACGTCGACGGCCGCACCGATGAACAGCTGGTCGCGGTGATCTGCGAGCGGCTGAACGAAAACCGAACACGAGGCCAGCATGTCCGCCCAGACTGACAATTTCGAAAACAAGTACATCGACTGGCTG